GGCAGAAGGTTTCGGACAATACGTAGGAACAGGAACTGCAAGAACGAAGGAACTTCTTAGAAGAGTTGAAGAATCTGGGACCAAAGATCCAGAAGAAATTATGATGATGATTATGGATATTTTTAAAGAAGAAGTTTTATATCCAGAACCAGGAAAATATTATACCTTTATATACAATCCAAAAACACCTAATATTGAATACGATCAACATCCTTTGATTGCTTGCACTTCATTAGAACGATGGGGATTCAAAGCAATTAATTTCCATTGGAGACAAGGAAGGCAATATACTTGGGAAGAAGTTGCAGGGAAACTTCATGTCGTAAAATATAATGAACTTGACGAATTACTTTCTTTACAGTATGGGAAGTTCCGTCTAAATAAATAAAGGATTTTGTTTAGAAGTATATCCGATGGCGTCATTTACTTGTCCTGCAGGAGCAATTTGTAGTGATCAGGCAAGAACTTTTGTGGGCGCAACAACCAGAACAGTAGAGAGAGTAGTTCCTGGAACTCAAGGTTCTACTAAACCAGTAACAGAAACTACTGGGGGAACTGGAATATATCACAGAACAGTTACAACTGTTAAACAAGATGGTGCGGGAAATATTAGTGGTGGAGAAACTGTAGTTTATATTGAAAAAAACGGTAGTTGGCAACCAGCAGCTATTTCAAAAGATGGTGGAAAAACATATAGTTTTTCTGACCCAAAATATCCAACCATGGCTGGAGTTGCTGGTGTTGGATTACAAAAGGAACTACAAGATCCTAAAGGAGCAATTCACAAGAATGTTGATAAAAATGTTAGCGATGCTCTTAAGAAAGCGGGAATAACTAAACCAGAAGATAAAGCAAAGATAGTTGACTCTTCAAAAGGAAATGGAGCTGATGGAGCTACAGATACAGGAGATACTTCACAACCGTTTAATGCAGATACATTCTCTGAAAACATAAAAGGAGTTGGTAGAGATAATTTTAAACAACCAGAAGGTCCTTTAATTTATCCATTTGATATTAGTTCAACAAAGCAAGATGTAATCAAATTTGATATGTTAAAATATAAACCCAAAAAATTTGATAGTGAAAAATTTGGATTTGGTGAGAGAGAAAGAAATTTTACAAATGACTCTATAGGAACCGTAATACTACCAATCCCTTCAGGTATTTCGGATACAAATGCAGCTAATTGGAATTCTGGGGAAATGAATGCAGCAGAGGTCGCACTGGCAAACGTTGCTTTAAGTGGTATAACCGAGGGTGGAGCAGGATTCTTTTCTGGTGTGGAGGACGCTGCTAAAAAAGTTTCTGAAAATGCTGGTGAAGTAAAAACAGCCGCGGCGGCTGCTTTAGCAGGTCAAGCTGCAAACGTTACTGGTCTTTTGTCAAGAACAACCGGAACGATAATCAATCCAAATATGGAATTATTATTTCAAGCTCCCACTTTAAGACCTTTTAATTTTACATTTAAAATGTCAGCTAGGAACGATACTGAGGCAAAAACAATAATAAAAATTATTAGATTTTTTAAACAAGGAATGTCTCCGCAAAAATCCAGTTCTAACTTATTTTTAAAATCACCCCATACATTCAAAATACGTTACCTTTTAAGAGGTCAAAATGGAAATGAGCATCCATACATAGGTAAGATTAAAGAGTGTGCTTTACAAAGTTTTACTGTAAACTATACACCAGAAGGTCAATACGCAACTTTTAGAGATGGTGTTTTAGTTTCTTATGAAATAACTATGCAGTTCCAAGAACTTGAACCAATATTTAATAGTGACTATCCAAATGATAATGATGCATCTATAGGTTACTAAAAATGTCAAATTACTTTCAAAGACTTCCAGATTTTGAATATGTTAGCAGACTTCCAGATGCTAAAATATCTGATTATATTCGTGTAAAGAATTTATTCAAAAGAGGTGTCTTAAGAGAAGACATCTTCCAAAATTTATCGTTCTTCACCAAATACGAAATCAAAGGTAACGACAGACCAGATAATGTTGCTGCTGAATTTTATGGAGATTCTACATTAGACTGGGTGATTCTAATCACAAACAACATTATCAATATTCAGTCTGAGTGGCCAATGTCTCAAACAGACTTTGATGCTTTTCTTTTAGATAAGTATGGTAATTATGATACTCTCTACAGCGGTATTCATCACTATGAAACTGAAGAAGTAAAAAATAGTGAAAACGTTGTGATTGTTCCAGCAGGTCTTCAAGTTGAATCAAATTACTCTGTAACATACTATGATTTCTTAACTGACACTCAGGTAACAAAAACTCCAATAGTTCAAGTGACAAACTATGAGTATGAAGAGAGGTTGGAAAATGACAAGAGAAATATCTTCATCCTTAAACCAAGATATCTAAATGTAGTTCTTGATGATATGGAAGATATGATGACATATAGAGAAGGTTCCACTCAGTATGTGAGCGGAACCTTGAAGACTGCTGAAAATATTAGACTATTTCAGTAGTAAATTTGCATATGCTGCTATGACCAAAAGAGTCAAGCAGATTTGGTTATACTTCATTCCTCAGCAAGACGCTGAAAGTAGGACAGAGCATCGTCTTCATCTTCATCATTAGAAGAGGAGGAACTTACTGCAGGAAGTTCGGGTTCAGAACGACGTGAAGTAAAGTCGGGAGTATAAGAACCACGATCATTATCTTCATCTTCAACTTCTTCATCCAGACGAGGACGGGAAGTTTTCTGTCCAAGAACCATCTTCAGACGTGCTTCCAGTTGCTCATAAGTCTTGAATTGGTCAGGAGCAGTTACAGCAGCAAGAGAATACTGCTTTTTCCAAACTGCTTCCAGAGCATCATCGTCGTCCAGAAGAGGAGCAACACGATCAAACTCTGACTTATCATAGTTCCAGTAACCGTCTTTCTTGACGATCTTCAGTTTGAAGTTAGCACCCTGCCAGAAATCAAAAGGATTGATGGGGGTTTCATCTTCAAACTCAGGTTGCATCGCTTCCATGATCTTGTCAAAGATCTTCTTACCATACTTGAACAGGAAGACTTTACCTTCGTTATGAGGATTGGTAGGATCTTTCACCACATAGATGTTGCTGTAGTAAGACAGTTTACGCTTCTGCTTACGAACAGTTTCTTTATCAGCATCAACACCACTGTTCCACAGTTCGCGGTTGTATTCAGAGACGGGATCTTTCTGACCAAGAGTAGTCAGAGAGTTCTCAATATACCAACCACCATTACTTTGGAAAGCATGGGTATACATCTTTGCCCAGGGGAGTTCTTCACCTTCAGGCGCAGGGAGGAAACGGATAACTGCAAAACCGTTTCCAGTTTTGTCCATTTCGGGTTTCCAGAGACGCTCATCAGCGCCACTAGAAGTTGTGCTCATCTTCTCTACTTCCTTTACCAGTTTGGAAGTCAGCGAACCAAGAGAAGATTGTTTTTTAAGGTCAGCAAAAGACATTAGGATTACCTCGGATTGTTTGGATTTGGCTTGTGTGTACCTTGTTATTCTACAGGTCGGAACCAGTCTTGTCAATCTGTTCCTTCATCACCTCAAGCATTTTGGACATGTTATTTAAAATGATATTCATATCAACGTTAGGTGGGAGACCCATCATAGACGCAGATTGTGTGACTCTTTCCTTCATTTCAATCGCTTCAGGATCATCTGATAAACTCAAGCGAGTATAAAGAACTTTTTGTTTCTCAAGAAGTCTTTCTAGGAGTTCAACGTGTTTCAGTTTTTCTTCTTTTGTCATTGTGGGAAACTTGAAGACGTTTGAATAAACTTCTTCTTGCATCTCACTAATTTCAGCCATCTCAGCACGGACAACTTCAGATTTAAAGAAACTCATTTTTCTCCAAATATAACTTCTTTCAAAATGTTTTTATAACGTGGTACATCAATATTTAGAAACGAAGAATATTTTTTCATTCTCATACTGACGGTTTCCCACACTGGATCTTTTAATTGCTTATCAAAATTTTTCCCGAACAGGAAAATTTTATCATAGATCACCATGGTTTCTATACTAACATTCCCGTTCAGGAAATTTTTTAGAACTGGGGGATGACCTTTAGAGCAATCAAAAATATCATCTACTTTTTTATTTTCAAATAAACTTTGAGTTTCTTCTTTGAAAATATATGATAGAGATTGGTTTCTTTTCTTCCATTCAGAGTATCTACCTTCACCTTCTCGTATCATCTCTCCTATCCAAAGCTTACTTGGATCAGTGCAGGTGATAAAGTTTGATACAAAGAATTCTTCAACCTCTTTATCGCTTTTGTTTCGTGCAACTTTTTCAAACCAGAACCGATCTTTACGTTTGTAAAAAGATTGAACAGTTGCACGACTCTTACCACAATACTTGTGATAGTCATAACTGTCTTTGGTGAAATGATTCTTCAAAGACAGATAGCATTTATAGGCATCAAAAGGCATCATTAATTAAAGTGGTAGTTTCGCTCTAGAGCTCCTCTTCAGAAAGTTTAACTCCATTGCTTCATATTTGATCTTTTCCTTAAGTGGTTTTGAAATCAACTTAGGAACAGATTCAACATCAATGTTATTCTTTTCGCAAAAGAAAATGATTGCATCAATATAGTTCATGTCATCATTTACATGAACCAAAGATTCAATTTCTTGTGCAAATCTTGATGGGCAGAAGAATTTGCTTTCTAGTGCTTTCTCTAATTCATTCTCCATCTGACCCAGTATTGTGATGTACAAACTCTTTAATATAACGAACTAATAATTTAATATAGTCCCCTTTGTTCCTTTTGTCAAATACTTTGACTTCACCACCAGGAGTGACCATCAAAGTAATAAGTTTTTTAATTGGGATTCCAGTCAATTCATAATACGCAGCAGCGTAAAACATTTCTTGGACAAAATAATTTTCAATCCACTTTTCAGGTTTAATTTTAGTGGATGTTTTGAAGTCAATAACTGCAAGTTCTCCTTCGTATTCTGCAATACAATCAACTCGTCCAGCAAGTCCAAGGTATTCAGAATAAAGAGTCCGCTCAATAGCGTGTATGTTATTTATCTTATCAAGTTCGTTCTTGACATGATAAAACATAAACTTTGTCAGGGGTTGATAATTATCCCAGTTTAATTCTTTGTTTTCAAGATAGTCTTGGCACACTTCGTGAAAATCAGTCCCTCTTGCTGTTGCTTGTTTTGTGATACGATTTGCTTCTTCAATACCAACTCGCTTTCGCCAGTCAACAAAAATCTGTCGGTTATAAAAAGAAGTTACAGAAGTAATAGATGGCACCCAGTCTCCATTGGGAAGATTGTAGAGACGGATGCCATTCGTTTCTTTCTTTTCTAATTCAAGATCACCTAAAAAATTACAATGAACAAAACTCATACACCGATTTCCATTTTTGCAAGAATGTATTCCTTCACAAATCCAGAGCGAACAATATCTTCAACTCCAAATTCAATAATATCAATTGAAGGCATAATGCGAAGAACTTTCATGAAATCAACGATTCCATTCTTCTCATTAGACTTTTGAAGATCAGATTGAGTAGCATCACCACAGAACATGATCTTACTATTTTCACCTACACGAGTAATTATACTATCAAGTTCATGGAAATTCAAGTTTTGAAATTCATCAACAATGACAATAGCATTATCTAAAGTTGTACCACGAATAAAGGAAGTGCTCCAGAAACTAATTGTTCCCTGAGTTTTGAGATTACCATAGAGCATTTCAAAGTCTGCTTCTGTTGGTAACTCAAACATATACTTTACCATATTCTTATAAGGAATTTGATAAAGCGAAGACTTGTCTTCATGATCTCCAGGAAGAAAACCAATCTCACGAGTAGCAACAAGAGACCTTACAATGTAAATCTTTTCATAAGGAGATTTTTCATTCAGAACATCTTTAAGAGCATTATAAAGAGTAATGAATGTTTTACCAGTTCCTGCACAACCATATGCAACTAGGTTCTGGTCATTCTTGTAGCAACGGAAAAGTTCCTCTTGATTGTCTGTCAGAGGTTCAATTGTCCTCATTAAGTCGGAGTTGATTGGTTTTTTTCTTTTCATTTGTTTGTTGCTCATTCCGAATGGGACAGGAGACTTGGGGGTGTTTCTTTTTGCTGGCATTTTTAAACAGGTCTTACGTTGGAACCAGGGGCTTTTGATGCTTTACGGAGAACTTCATTCCACCCAGGATGTTTAACCCTGAGCTTGTCATAAACTTCTCCAACTTCACCAAAATTTGGAAAGGTAGATGGGTCAGAGTAATCTCTTTCCCAACCTGGATTGTCTACTTTCCACTGATCCCAATCGTGAACACTCATCTTAACTTCTTTTTGTTCACCAGTTTCTTTATTAATAACGGGATATACTGCCATAGATCTCAATAAACTGTAAGAATATTTATTCAATAGTGATGGATGGAGCATCTACACATTCGGAACAACCATCACGAGTCCAACCAAGTGCTTCAGATACTGCAGGGAACTGACAAGTAAAAATACAACGAATCAGTTCAGCGATTTGCATATGTTCCTTCTGTGTTCCGTGAGCAGAACGCAGATCAATATAGTGGATCCAAGAACGCACAGAGCCCGTCATATACAGTCTTGTGGGGGTCGCTAGGGGGAGCACGAACCTTGCACACTCCTTTGCTACTCCAGAGTCTAGGAGACGCTTGTAGATGCGTAGAGAGTGCTCAAAATGAACACGGATGTCTTCACTCAAAACTAAGTTAAGATATGCAGGAATGTCATCAATACTATTCTGACGATTCTTTTCATCCTGACGACGCAGTTCTGGAAGAGGAATAATATCACCAAGAAGAGTGCTGTCAGCATAACGCTGTGAGAATTCTTGATATGTAAAGGACCTATGGCGAAGAATTTGTGCTGCAATACCACGAGTAGTATTGATCTCAACAGTCATCGTTGCTTGCTCAAAGATGCTCCAGTGTTGATGCTGAATACAATACTTAAGAAGACCAGAAAATTTTTCATTCTCTTGATTAGCAGGATTACTCACACGAGCACAGTAAGCCATATGCTTTTCTGCATCAGGTGTAACACTAATCAGTTTGACTTCAGGTTTCATATACTCAAAATCAATCGGGGTATCCATCGTCATCTCCATCATAAAATACTTCGTCGTAATCAGTAAGGTGTGTTGAAATCTCTTCGTAACTCATCTTATATGAATCTACATCAGAATAAACTTCTGATTTAAGACACTCTACCAGAGACTCAAGATTCTTCACAATTAGTTTGAGTTTTTCTCTGTCCATTTTTTATAAACCCTAACAACTTAATTATAGACAAAAAAAGGGGGGTAGTCAACCCCCAATTGGACTATTGCAATATTCTCCTACAAATTCTCTTACATGTTACCTGATCATCATCGCATTCAATCAAACAATTATAATAATCATTTATCAAGTCCAACTCATCATTACATTTATCCAAAGTTTCTTCAAAATGTTTCCATTCTGCAAGTTGATTGAAAGAAATAAGGTTATGCATAATGCCTCCAGGCAATAGTAATTAATAACAAAGAATGTTTTTGTTACATG